ATATCCTGCATTGAATGCTTCCTGCCATAGAGGAGAAGCGAAAGGGTTGTCAATATATGACAAAATGTTGTTTGTGAGTTCATATTCCTTGAGTTTGTTTACCATTCCTATTGCTATCCATCCTTCCAGGAAGTAACGGAGTGTTGAGCAATGCTTGTCAAGCCTCTGCACGATATCCTCCTCTCCTATCTTCCTCTTTATGTAGAGAAGAATGGCATCCTCATCATCCTCTTCCTCTGCGTAGGAAATAGCCCATTTTGCCCTTGATTCTATATCATCAAGGATTGCATCGGAAAGAGCAATAAGTCTTGAATTTACCCTATCAGAGAGGTCAGAAACATCAAACGTGAAGTTCTTTCCAAGATAGCCAAAAGCAATGCACTCCCTAATGATTTCGGGAATGTACTGCCGGAGTCTTCTCTCTACATCATCCTTGGCTTTCGCCATCTCGTCTATCACTCTCTGCATTACTCAGTCTGATTCTGCCTTGCATTATTGACTATATTGTTGCCGGGGTTACCCTGCTGTGGTTGTTGAACTCCCACAAGGGCTTCCCTCTCCTCTGCCACGATTCTTTCGTATTCAGAATTGATGCCGTAGCCGAGTTCGTATGCCATTTCGGATGCGGTCTGCTTTGAGAGTGCACCTGCTGAACGGAGCTGAAGGATATTCTGCACCTGCTCTGTCTCTGACATGAATACATACGGATAAAGTTCCGCTTTGACCTGCAATGCCTCGAAGTCACTCGACCTTCCTGTTTCTATTCCGTAGGCGAACTTGAATAGTTCCACCACTCCGTCAATGAAAGGCTGGAAGTGCTGTGCATCCAAGAGTGCCTGCTGATAGGAATCCATGAGGAGCATACGCACCGTGAGTGAAGAAAGGTCAGAGCCGGACTTGAGTTCGGGAGTTTCGGAAGCGAAGGAGTTTCGCATGATTGCCTTCTCCAAGATATTCAACTGAAGTTCAAACGACCTTGAAGAATCCGCAGGCTCCAGGAATCCCACCTTTGCATTAGGCTCTGCGGAGTTAATCATGGAAGGAGTGCCGTCCATGTTTGTCTGAAGTTCTATCTCTCCACCGAGGGCATAGAGGATTCGGAGCGCGTATGCCTGATTGTTTTCCGCAAGCTGTGATACAGTCAGTTCGTAGAGGTCTGCGCTATCCTGCGAGTTAGCCCAGAACGGCTCTCCGTAACGGTCGTACTCAATAGGAATGCGAGGGAATCCGTGAGGTCTCGGCTCTTGGTCAACTTCCCATCCGTCCAGTCCGAACAATTCCTTTACGGCATTGGTCGCACCCTTGATTCCTTTCTTATTAAACCTATATCTCATGTAGTGAGTGTTGTCCCAAACATCAAGGTACTGCACTATCTCATTGTCCTTGCTGTCTCGGATAGAATACTTCCTGCCGAATACCGCAAGTCTTCCCGTCATTGGATCATATTGAGGATAGAGCACATCTCCGTTCATGAAAGAGAAGATTCTCCATCCCATCTCACCGTTTGAAAGGTAGAAGCATACCGCAACATCAGCAACTATTCCATCGGCTCTGAATGCCTGATAGAACAGGTTTTCGATATTCTTTGTCTCCCATCCTTCGCGGAAGTCGTTGAGCATCTGCTGGTCTTTCTGCGACCTCTTGGAATTGCTCAATCTGATGTTCATGTTGTTTCCCGTAAGGGTGGCAAGCCTCTTGACAAGGATTCGCTTCTGCCATGCTATCGCAATCCTTGACTTGATTTTAGCCGCGACCTTGCCCTCCTTGCCTTTCATTATGGCATTAGGATAGTATTTGAGGGAGTTTATCTTGTGAGCATTCACATCAAACTCCCTCATGAAGTCCGCCTGCGTCATGGTCATCCTTGCAGGTGTTTCATAGGAATAAGGAAGGGTAGAATCCGTACCCACTACCTTCGCTTCACCAATTACAGACAACCTCTCGGAAGGGACAAGTCTTGTAAACGCCTCCTTCACGAGTATCTGCTTGGGTGTCATTGTGGAAATGTTGATTGTCTCCATATCTTGTTTACCAATTTTCAAAACCTCTTCTTACTATTCCTGTCTTCTTCCTGAACAGGTATTCTATCATCAGAAGCCCCTCTATGAAGTCAGGCGAGTGGCCGACTTCAAGTTTCATCTGTGTCTTCTCGATTATTTCAAAGCGCGATGTCGCACTATCCTTTCTCTTTAATGCCCTTCTCTCCTCCATCAACCTCTCCTTGACGGTATAGACATGCTTCTTCTTGTCATAGAACTTCTTGTTGAGTACTTCTTCACTTATGCTGTATTCTCCATTCTTGATAGCCTTGACAAATCTCTCGGCACATTCAGATTTGAGGTTGTTCCACATCCTTGTGTCTGACGGAGCAGACTTGTTGTTGAATGGTTGTGCCTTTCCCTTGAATGCTGAAGATTCCGAGAGCCACATTCCAAGTCCGTTCTGGTCAAAGGTGAAGTTCTCCTTCCTCACTCCGTTCTTGGCGAGGAACTTCTCTACGAAAGGAATGACATCATCGGACATTGCCCCTCTCCAAATCTCTATGTCGCATATATGGTGTCCGTCAAGGGCATAGAGAACAAAGAAGTCGTTTTTGAGAGCGACATCGGCAGAAGCCCTCATGTACCCGTCCCTCTTCTCGGAGTTGTTGAAGAATCTTTCCATATCCTCCATTGAGAGCATAGCGGAGCCGGAGTCTATGTCTCTCCATACTCCCACGATGTCGTTGGTGGTTGACTCCGTACCTCGCGCTGAAATTCTGTTCATGTACTTCGGGTCGGAAATCTTCAGTATCTCATTACTTGCGTAGTCTCCTTCTATAAACACAAGGGAAGTGATAAAGTCAGTGTAAGGGCATCCAGTTTCTGCAACGAGCCTATCTATCTTGGCTTTCACATTCGGGTTTTCGTAAACCTCCTGCGGAGTATTGCCCCAAGCAATGTCAGCGACATCATCTCCATATCTGTGGAAATACCTTATGCATCCATCTCTTTCGGGAATAATAGTGTCAGTTTCAGGATCTATATACCAATCAAGGAAAAGTCTTAACTTGTTACTCTTTCCTACGGGGTTACAAGTGCAGACACACTTGGACTTCACACCCGATGTGGTACGGTTGGATGCAAGTAGGGCGAACAGGGTATCAAGATTCTCCTTTGTATGCTCAGCTAACTCCTCAATAAGAATGTAAGCCATTTCAACACCACGGAATCGGTCTGAAATCTTCTTCTCCTCCGCAAGGTGTTCCATCTTCATAGTTGCGCCCTTACCGTCAAGAAACTTTACCTCAAAGTAGGAGTCTGAGAGTATTCCAAATCCGCGATATACCTGCTTTGCGGACTTCCAGATACCTCGCTTGACATCATCCTCATACTTGCGAAATCCGTACATGTTTACATCAGGATTGAAGATGTATGGCAATGCCTCAAAGCATCCCAGCCACGTTTTACCTCCTCCGCGGCGGCCACCAACGATTTTGATGTCAGCTTGCGTCAGAAGCACCTTCTCCTGGAATCCTTTCTGCGGAATGAGATTGAATATCGGCTTGCCATCCTTCTTGAGTTGTAGGTTTTCCTTGCGGAGTTTTTCAATGTACTCATAGGTATAGACTCTCTTCCCCATTTTTGCAAAAACGGGGTCGATATACTTATCATCTATTAACTTCTTCGCTGCCATCCGGCACAAAAATGGAAATAAAATTGCAACAAAGTGATAATCGGTTATCACTTTGTTGCAAAATTGATTTTATATTTGTCCCGTAACGCATCCGAATTATGGAGAAGAAAGAGCAGAAATTGAGAAAGATTGTATGCCCTATTTGCGGAAAAGCCACGAATGTGGGCATCATAAAACTGGATGGTGTTATCCGATATTCGCTGAAATGCAGAAACTGTAAGAAAGTCAGCGAAGTGGAAATAAAAGACATACAATAGAGTCCTTTGAGACCATAGGAGAGACCATTTAGAACCTTGAGTTCACTAGTAGAGTCCGAAACACAGGCGGTTAAGTCCGTCTGCGCTTCGGGCTTTTTTGTTTCACATAAAACTAAAGAAAGAATGCAAAACAAGTATTTGTCTGCGCTGAAAACGAAGTATGCGAGCTTCGGGTTGAGCAAAGAGGCTTTGGATAGGGTTGCCTCG